TGACAGATGATTAGGCGAACACCGTCCATAATGTACTTTCCGTCATAAGGGCATCTGCCGTAAATGTCACGGGCAATGCGGGAAAGTTCCTCCTGCTCCTGTGTCAGAGGCATACCCTTGAAGATACCGTTATCCCCACAGCGAATGCCGTCCTTCTGATTGTTTGACAGGTGCTTATCCTGGGGAACGATAACGATGTCCGTATCCATCACACCTGCGATGCGATGCACGGCGCTGATGATTTCAGCCTTATTCAAATCTGCTGTGGTTTCAATGATAGCGTGGCACACACCGTGACCGATGAGAACCTCCACTGCGATTTTCGGATTTTCTTCTTTTGCATAAGCCAGATCCACAATGGCTCCTGCGATTCTGTCTGCCACCTTGTCCGGATGGCTCGGATTTACTTTTTCAATCATGGTTAAAACCCCTTTCGTTGGTGCAATAGTCGTTCCAGGTCATCATTCGGATTGGTACCGGAGAAATCCACGGAACAGTTTTCTTTTACGATTTGCATGATGTTGTCCCACTGCCTTGAGGCCTGGTTCATATAGTTGATGCCGATATTGATAAACGGGGAGGTGACAGGCTTTCCTGTTGTGGGATGCTTTGATAAAAATCCCAGCTCGTTTGTCATCTCCTCGCACTGCAACCATCTCGCCACACACATGGCATAACGTTCAATGGTCTGTGGGGAAACATAACCCGCACAACCGATGGAATTGAGCCAGTTCCATGTATCCTCATAAATCTGCTTTGCTCTCAGTTCCGTACCGTCACGCTGCTTTGCACTGAGCAGTTCATTTGGTTTCGGCATCTGGATACCTTCCACATCGGGGATATCCAGCATCGTTAGTTTGCGACCGCCGGGGTTGCCGTTCTGTGCCTTTTCCAGATTGGACTTCGGCTTACGACCTGCACCCGGACGTTTTCCGCCACGGCCGCCTGTGTTATTCGATTTTGTTGGCACGATTCTCACCGCCTTTCTGTCTGCGGGCCTTATTACCCTTTTGATTTCGCAATTTTTTCACACGAAACCCCACGCCCGTTGCACGGGATATAGGTCCCGGAGATTTGACCACCCCTACCGGGTCAGTGATTATGCCAACGGTCACCACTTTCTGCGTGAATCTTCGCATGGCAGGACTTACAAAGAGCAATTAAATTTTCTCTTGCATGGGTTCCGCCCTGTGACAATGGCAACTTGTGATGTATCTCTTCGGTTGCTGTCAGTTTTCCTTCGGCCTCACACTTCTCACACAGTGGATGGGCGGCGGCATAGCTGTCACGGATTCGTTTCCATGCTCTGCCGTAGCGTTTCCTTACTGCGGGGTCACGGTCATAGGTTTCGTAGCGTTTGTTTTCCTGCTTCTCATGTTCCTCACAAAACCTCCCGTCCGTTAGGTTGGGACAGCCGGTGAAAGAACACGGTCGCTTTGGTCTTCTTGGCACTTGTTTCACCTCCTCGGGGCATAAGAAAAGCCCTGAAGGATTGCTCCCTCAAGGCTTGGTTTCATTCTGCTTTTCGCTGATTATATCATATCATAAATGCCACTGTGGTATCTTGTTGCAAAGTGTTGCAAAGTGTGCAGGCTTTATATTTTGATTGGATTTTCCGGCATGGTCACATGGTTGATGGCACTGTTATGCCAACGGTACACCGTGGTTCTGTCGGCGTGGAGTTCATCCCCAATCTGCTCCCAGGTATGGTTGTGGATGTAACGGTAACGCAAAACCATACGCTCATCGGTATTGGCGACCTCATCAATCACCGTGCGTATCTGCTTTTTCAGTTCCACAAGGTTGTCGATTTCGGCGTTGATTTTATCCTCCAACTCCATAATCTTAAAAACGCTGCGTACAAAAGGTGCATCCGTATTTCTTGAAGTCTGCACACGCTCCTCCCATGTGGGAGAAGAAATACTGCTCGACATTTCCCTCAGTTTCCCAAGTTCCTCAATATCCGAGTTGATTCTTTGGTCAAGTCGGTATGCCTGTCCTAAATATTCCTTTACTTTCACGATTCTTCCACCTCCGCTTGTAATTTGGAGATTAAATACTCTCCATCCACTGAGGTAAGTTCTCTATACCACGCAGAGCGGAAGAACCTCTCTACCTCATCTTTCATTATTTTGGCTGACTCATTTCTTGGCCATTTTTTCAGTTTCTTAAGGGCATCCCTGTAGTCTTTTACGGCTAACAGGACGATGCTGTTTGCAAGATTTTCATAAGGGTCGGTCAATGGGCAGCACCTCCAATCCTTGCCTTTACGGAATCGATAAGTGCCGATTGGATTTTTTCCTTTTTACGGAGTGCCTTCATCACATCCTCATCAATGGTGTCTTTCGCAATAATATGATGGATGACCACGGTACTCTTTTGACCCTGTCTCCACAAGCGGGCGTTGGTCTGCTGATAAAGTTCCAGTGACCAGGTCAACCCAAACCATATAATCGTAGAACCGCCGAACTGGATATTTAAGCCGTGTCCTGCACTGGCAGGGTGGATAACGGCAACGGGGATATTGCCATTGTTCCAATCCTTGATGTCCTGGCTTGTTTTTATTTCCCTTACCGAAAAACGCTCTTTAATTCTCTGCAAATCGTGGTTGTACCAATATGCCACAAGCACAGGCTTTCCGTTTGCACCTTCAATCAAATCTTCAAGGGCATCCAGTTTTCGGTCATGGATGTGAATGACTTCTTTTTCCTCGTTATAGACGGCACCGTTTGCCATCTGAAGAAGTTTCCCGGATAGTGCTGCAGCATTTACGGCATCAATCTCCTCATCCTTAAGGTCTACCACCATATCCTCTTTTAAGGCTTGGTACACTGACCACTCTTTTTCCGAAAGGGCAACAGGCACTTCGTTTATGATGCATTCCGGCATTTTTAGAAAATCCGCTGATTTCATAGAAATCGTAATGTCCGAAATCAGTCTGTAAATGGCATCCTCCGCACCGGGTCTTGGCTTGTAGGAGAAAACCATCTGCTGATTTCTCTTATCTGGCACAAAGAAATTATTTCGATAGTGGGTAATGTACCTGCCAAGCCTCTGACCCATATCAAGGATACGAAACTCTGCCCACAAATCCATCAAGCCGTTACTGGACGGAGTACCCGTAAGTCCTACCATCCTTTTTACCATTGGTCTTACCTTCAGAAGGCTTTTGAACCTTTTCGCCGCATGGGATTTGAAGGAAGATAACTCATCAATCACCACCATGTCAAAATCAAAGGGGATACCGCTTTTTGTAATCAGCCAGTCCACATTTTCTCGGTTGATTAAGTACAGGTGGGCAGGACACCTTAAGGCTGCAAGCCTTTCTGCCTCCATTCCGATTGCCACGGAGTAGGTCAACCCTTCAAGATGCTCCCACTTTTCAATCTCCGCAGGCCAGGTATCCCGTGCCACTCGAAGTGGTGCAATCACCAAAACCTTCTGTACCTCAAAGCGATTCAGCATCAGTTCGTAAATGGCAGTTAGTGTGATGACACTCTTGCCAAGACCCATCTCAAGGAGAACCGCTGCCACCGGATGTTCCAATATGAAGTTTGTCGCATAAGTCTGATACTCATGAGGATTGTATTGCATCAATCACACCTCCAATCTGTTCTAAACTGTCAACGCAGAAAACCTTAAAGCCGAGGCTTTCCAACTGCTTTTTACGTCTTATCTGTAAAGGACGCATCTTTTTACCGGGAGCCTTGAATTCCACAAAAGCCATTCTTCCCATTGGCAAAAGCACCAGTCGGTCTGGCACACCATCTAAACCTGGACTTACAAACTTCGGTGCAAGACCTCCCATTTTTCTCACTGCGTCCGTGAATTTTTTCTCTATTATCTGTTCTCTCATGTCTGCCTCCCATCTGACACAAGAAACACAATTACACAACTATTCCCTATATATTTCTTACGCGCCTATACACGGGTGCCTTTACCTTTACCCTTAAAAACAACCATTTCGAATATAAGGGAAATAGTTGTGTTGTGTCGCAATCTTGTGTTCTTAACCTCCGAATTTGTAAAGTCGCTGCCTGCCATAAATCGGCTGACGCTTGATAGAATTGGTTCGTTCCCAACCGCTAATCTGACTCATCAATGCTGCAATGGCATAACTGTCCGAAGGTTTCAGTTCCTGCAGATTCTTCCCAAAGCACTCACACCAGATTTCCGGATTGCTGACCTCCGTGCGTACCACCACGCCTTTATGATCAGGCTGACCGAACTCACTGCCTTGCAGGAAGTTCTTTCTTTGGTATAAATCCATGCTGTCCCAATCGGTCGGCAGTAAGGTATTCAGATACTCTTCCACCATACCAACACGCTCATCTACTTCCATCGCAGACTGCTGCACCTTCTCGGACTCCGCAAGCACATCACCTTCAAGGAACAGTTTCTCGCCAGACTTCCAGATGGCTTTGGCTTCTGCCCAGAACTGCTGACGGTATTCATCGGTAAAGTTCCAGGTCTTTTTCTGTTTCTTCTGATGTACCTTGATAATCCAAAAACGGCGGTTACCCGTAATATCACGCAGATATCCACGCTCACCGTTAACCGTGGCAATGATAATGCACTGTCTTGGATGGGATTCCACCACTCGACCATAGGAAGGACGGTATTTGTCATCACAGGTAGACAGGAACGCTTTCACTTTCTCGATGTCGGCTTTCTTCATACCTGCAAGTTCTCCGATTTCCACCGCCCAAAATCCCTGCAGTTTTTCTGCACCGGACTTATCATCCATATCCGTAAGGGACAGCGTTTCGGAATAATACTCCGAACCCACAAGGTCTTTTACAATGGTGGACTTACCGATACCCTGCTCACCGTCAAGCACGGGAACACAATCAAATTTGATGCCCGGAACATAGATACGGGCAACGGCGGCTGCAAAGGTTTTTCTTGTAACCGTGCGTACATATTCCGTATCATCCGCCTGCAGATATTTGATAAAAAGGTCTTCCACACGCTTTACGCCATCCCACTCCGGCAGACTATCAAGATAATCACGGACAGGGTGGAAATGTCGGTCATCGGCAACCTTGGTAAAAGCAACATCGTGATTACGGCTGGAAAACGGTAGATAGCGGATATCGATGATGGACTTAAGCTGTGCCGTATCCGCATCACGCCAGAATGCATTTCCCGCAGGACGCTCCCAAGGGAGTGAACCCGTTATCTGAATACGGTTTGCCATCTCGTTGAAGGCAAAGTTTCTGAAATCAGTGTCGTTGTTCAAAATGAGATTGAGGTTATACACGCTGTTTTCCAAAAGACTGGACTTCGGCTGATAACGGAGGCGTTTCTTCCAGTCATCATCTGTGACAGTAAAATCCGCATCTGCCTCTGCCAGTCTTTCATTAGCAGCCAGCACCTTTACTTCATCTTGCTGCATAGCAAACTCGCACATAGCGTTAAAGGATTTTTTATCGTCGGCATCTCCGAACTTATGGATTCTTACCAGGTCAAAGGCATTACAAAGCATTCTCCCTGCAGGGTCGGTTGCATGGTGGCTATATGCGAATTTATCATCATAAATAACCACGCCCGCTGAACCCTCGCCGGGAATGAAATCATATCTGCCCTCAACCGCGGATGGCGCATATACTCCCTCCAAGAACTTCTCTATAACATCCTGTACCGTATAAACCCTGCAGAATAACCCAACAATGCCCTCTTTCTGAAGAGGGTCTTTCTGCTCACGAACCGTCTGCTTTGTTACCTTGCTTTCTGCAGGTGTTGTCGGAAGAAGTGAGCAATCCTGCCAATTAGGATGTGCTGTTAAAACTACATCGGGGTCAAGCCAATCACCTTCAAATGCCTCAAACAGATATTCTCCGTTGGAGGGACAGGTAGGCCAATACATGAGCTGATGTGACGAAAAGGAACAAGGGTCAACCATATCGATAAAGCCGTTATCCGAAGCATAGTATCTTGCCACGGCATTGAACTCGTCGGGTGTCATATCCCTTGTGACAGGGATAATAATTCTCGCCCTCGGATTAGCTGGCACATGGCTGTGGGTAGTGTAGTAGCAAGCCTTATTTTGCACAGTACCCGATATGCCTTTTATGAAATCCGCCTTGACGCTGTCCAAGTCATAAACGAGCATGGAACGGCAGGCAACCGCATCGGATTTTCTGCGATTATTACGAAGGTGGCCTGCTACAAATCCACCTTTATCCTTAATCTGGTCACGCTCATTTTTAGAAAGTTTTGGATACTCTTCAGCCGTTTCCGATGTACGGATAGGCGTTTTTAATCTCTCACACAAATCGTCAAATCTGATGGTTTTGTTTGACCAGAACTTCGCTGTTCTGGAGTTGCCGTATGCAATACTCAAATCACGCATTCTTGCTGACCTCCTCACATTTTTCGTTGAACCAACGGATGGTCTGTTTTCTCTTTTTAGCTACACCAATTTCGTGAGCCATACCCTTGGAAATCACATCTCCAAACACCCATAATTCATTGCACTTTCCAAGCAATACATAATTAAAGTGCATCGCATCCTCACGCTCTGCCGGATTCTCATCTTCCATAAACTGTGGATACAACAAATGTGGTGTGAGAGGAATTGCCTTCTGTTCATAAGCAAAACGGCTGTATTTTCTTGCCTTCTCCGTGTTGTGTTTCACATCCCCAGAAAATGGAGAACAGATATACACCAAAGGGCGGAAAGCGGACTGTCTGTCCGCCTTTGCCACATTGGTAAGAGCTTCATAACTGGTTGGGTCATAGTAACCCTCGGAATTAAATCTATCGATTCCCATTGCATTACACCTCCTGCTCAATCAGAGGCTTCATGCCATCCGATTTCATAAGCTCATAGATAAAAAGTCGACCCTTCTGTGTCCAATAGGTATGCACCTTTGTATGGGTTTCTCCATCAGAACCCGGATAACTGTGGGTCTTGGTGCTTGTGTAACCCTTCTGTGCATATTTCTGATACAACAGCCAAATATCTCCCTGCTTGAACTGCACTCCTTTTTCGTGGAGATAACGGTTCATCCAGATAGCAGACTTTCCATAATCCTTGGCGATGGCAGATGTAGAAATGAGGTCTTTGCAATTAAGCACCACATCGTAATAACTGACTTTCGGTTGCATCTCCAAAATCTGCTGATTCTGCACGGCAATGGTGCCTGTCAGTTCCATGTTTTGATGCTTCAAAAGAGCAAGTTGCTGATTGGCAAACTGCAATGCTCTCGCCATGACTGCTTCCGGTGAATTCCATGCTTCTTCCACCTGAATGAAATACTGACGGAACTTTCTGCCGATATCAGTACGCTGAATCATGCAGAGTTGCTTTGCCATGTCGATAGTAAGCTGGTGGTCTGTCTGTACGGTTTCATTGCCCTGGGCTGTGTTCCATTTTTGGAAGACAGCTTCAAAATCTGTTCCCTGAGTAAATCCGTACTCACACATACGCTTGAACCAAGTTGTGTAATTACTACCAACACAAAGTGCTGCGTGAAGGTCGCGTCCATTCACAGTAGGGCGCTCACTGTCATAGTTGATTCTGATTAATTCGTCCATGTCGAATCCTCCTTAAAAATTTAATAGGCAGAAGGACTTGTATCCCTCTGCCTATAAGCAAAGAATCCGATAGAATCGAACCCCCTAATTCTAATCTTTTTTATAAAAATCGCATTCGTACCCATCCGCACGAAGAAGTAAGCCTTTCGCCCAGGGCGGAGTCCTGCCCATCTGCTCACAAACGGCATCCAGGGAAACCCTGCGGTCGCATTCGATGATGATTTCATCGTGGACATGGGCAACGATGTCACAATGACTCAAGGTCTGAATGGCAAACATCAAAATATCCCTTGCAATAGCCTGCACCACATTCTCCGTAAATTTAGGACCATAGCTTTCCAAACGCTCCCACTTCTTTGTTGCACCTACACCTTCATAGGTGACAGCCTCTCCACCGAACTGATTCTCTCCCATGCGTGGTTTCACATAAGTAAGCTGTCTGCCGGATGGAAGGGTCAGAAACAGAAATCCACTCTGATAGTGAAATACAATGCCGTGAGTTTCTGTTCTGTTTTTTTCTTTTACGCAGGTCTTCACAGCACGGTCGATATCCCACCACAGTCTGGTTATCATCGGATTGGCATTTCTCCATGCAGATACAAGAGGCTGAAGTTCCTCCTCTGTAAGACCCATTTCAAGGGCACCCATAGCTTTCAAAGCACCCACCGAGCCGCCGTAACCAAGGGCGAGTTCTGCGATTTTACCCTTTTGACGGAGGTGTCCGTTCACACCGTGCTTTTCAACCGGAACACCAAACATCTGACTGGCACTGCTGCAATAAATGTCTTTGCCTTCCTCAAAGACACGAAGACGCCACTGCTCTCCCGCAAGCCACGCAAGAACCCTCGCCTCAATCGCAGAAAAGTCTGCTACGATAAATTTTCTGTCCTTCTGCGGCACAAAGGCAGTACGGATAAGCTGTGACAGGGTATCGGGGATATCTTCATATAAAAGTTCCAGGGCATCATAATTTCCGCTACGCACAAGACCACGGGCCTCTGCCAGATCTTCCATGTGATTTTGAGGCAGGTTCTGCAACTGAATCAGCCTTCCCGCAAATCTTCCGGTTCGGTTGGCTCCGTAGAACTGAAACATACCCCTTGCACGGTTATCCATGCAGACGGCATTTTCCATTGCCGTATACTTTTTCACACTGCTCTTGGCAAGCTGCTGACGTAAGGACAGCACATCAGTAATATCCTGTGGTGCCGTTTTGATTGCCGCCGCCACTTCTTTTTTGCCGAGGCTTTCCATCTCCATACCGTTATCCGACAGCCACATCTTCATCTGCTGCACGGAGTTGGGATTGTCGAGATTTGTCATATCCTGCATTTTGGAGGTCAAGTGGTCACGGCTGATACTGTCGATTTCAATAGCCTCTTTTACAAGCACCATATCCACGCCGATACCACGGTCATTGATTTCTTCGCTCACATGGTATTCATCCCAAATCTTATCCGGCACAGGAAAACGAGACAGCTTTGCTTGGATGCCCATCTCTGTTTCCACATCACGGAGGTTGTACGCCTTAAACTGCTGCCATTTTTCCATATCATGCTCCGGCAGATTTCTTGTGCGACCACCGTTCACTTTGGTCGGCGCACAGGGAACGCAGAAGTATTTGATTAAAGATTTACCCTCGGTCAGCTTCTGTTTTTCCAGTCCAAGAACCGCACCGACACCTTCAAGGGAAAGTGGCAGACCCAGAGTTGCCGACCATATCATGGTGCAGTGCCAACTTGCCGGATTTAAGTAACGGGCGCACTCCTGCGACAAAGGATGATTGTCATGGAACGGGTCAAGGCTTACACCCATATCTGATAAAAACCTGGACAGACACACCCTCTCAAAGGCAGCATTAAAAGCGGTTTTTATAACGGCATCATCGGTCAGTGCCTCAATAATCTCTGTCGGGATTTTCTCCCCACAGGCAAGGTCGACCACCTGCACCGCACCACCATCCACGGCATAGCCAAACAGCAATATTTCAAAATCCTCACTCTCTGCGTATTTGTAAACACCACATTTTTGCAGATTGACCGAGGAGAAGGTTTCAATATCAATACTCAATGTTTTCATAGCACATTCCTTTCTATGACAAAGGCGGCAGAAGAATATCCTCCGCCGCCCGTCATGTTTACTCGGTCACATCTTCATTCTGTGCAGCCTTTTTCTGCTTACGCTTTTCGTGGAAGGCTTTGACCTTCTTTACAATAAAGCGGATAACCTCACATACCGTCCATACGATGCCGTTGATGGCAAGACCGTAGATCAGGCAGAAAAGCACAATCACATCGACCTGTTTCATAAATTCGTATAATTCGTTCATATCGTTTTACCTCGTATTTCGTAATTTTCGTTTGAGGCAGACGGTGGTATTTCACACCGCCTGCCAAAGGTTACACTTAAGCCAGGAAATCGTCATCCTCAACAGTGGAGAAGTCATCGGTTGCGGAAGTACGCCCGCCGAGATACTCACCGTCACGGATTTTCTGGATGTTGCCAAGACCACAGGCAACGCCACGATTGCCGTTACTGTTAAATGCGTAAAAGTTCAAAGACACTCTCGCATAACAGCCGGAGTAGACCTCGTCACGGTCAAGGATAGGCTTCACAGCCTTGTCCACAATCTGAGGGGCAGTGGTGCTGTTGGCGTTCACGAAGTAATGACCCTTATAGGCGTCATCGTCACGCTCAACATCGCCGTCACGAAGAGGCAACTTGATAGCGCCCTTGTTAGGTTTCTTGCCGCCGAACTTGGCGATACCTTCCTCAATCGCAGCATCCACCGCAGCGTTGATAGCGTTGATGGTTTCGGTATCGTCCTTCGGAATCAGCACGGATACGGAATATTTCTCTGCACCGCCATTAATGCTGACAGGCTCCCAACCGTGGAAGTAAGAAAGACGAGTGTTCTTGCCAGTGATAACCTTAGTTCTGTTTACGTTTGCCATAATATTAATCCTCCATAATTTCATTGAATTCGTTTTTTGCGTCTGATACATTCATTGCCTGCCTCTTATCCGAAAGAGGAACGAGGGTCGGCTTTCCGGGTGGTTTGATTACGAGGCCGCCCAGGATTTCCTCGAACTGCTTTTTGCCCATCAGCTTCTGCATTTCTGTCAGCGTGATAAGGCTCTGACGGTAAATATCCGTGTAACCGTGTTCCTTGGCTGCCGCCGCCACCGCATCCTCATCGGAAAACTTACGGTTAGAACGACCTTCCACAACCTTGAACCCGCTCCACTGCTTACCGTGGTTAAGTGCCGCCTCCAAGGCATAGGCACTGATTTCATTTGCCCACTTGGTGATATCCGGCAACATCGGAAGAATGGATTCAATCTCTTCATCAGTAAGTAAAGGTGGTAGCTTGAATTCTTCCTCTGCAATACGGAGTTTTTCTGCTGCCCTTGCACGGCACTTGACCGCTGCACGGCAGAACTGACACCATTCTCCGGGGCAATATTCGCCTTCGCCCTTGGCAGCTATCTGTGCCTTGGGTTTCAGTTCGTTTTCCGCCCAATCCTTCAACTCCTCCACGGATACCGTCCATGTCTGGACGTTTTCACGTCTTGGTTGAAATATTGAAAGTGAAACTTCCTTGATGTCATATAGGCTTTCATAGACACCAAGGGCTGCGATGCCGTAACACATGAGCTGCGTATTTCGTTCCGCATCTACAAGGACTCCGAGTCCGTACTTCGCATCAATAATGTGAAGGGTGTCATCTGAAACCATCAGACAGTCTGCCGTTCCGAAAGACCCCGGCACAAAATCCGAGAGGTCAACCTTCTGCTCAATCAGCACCAGTGGATCAGGACAGGTCTGCTTTGCTTTTTCAAGCTGCTCCAACACAAACTCCACATAGCCGTCAGAGTGTTCTTCCATCTCATCGGTGTTGAATGCGGAAACAGGTCTTTTACTGCGTCTGCGGAGTGCCTTCTTCAGCTTGTGTTCGCATAATGCGTGAAAAGCGGTACCTTCCTCGGCAGCATTACTGCTCTTGTTTTCAAACTCCGTTTCCAGAACCGCACTTGGAGTGCAAGAAAGCCACCTGTGTGAACTGGAAGGAGAAAGAAGTGCGTGATTACCCATTGCCAAGCACCTCCGCATCCTTAATAAGGTCTGCGTAATGCTTCGGGTCCACATCCGACAGCTTAGTGCCGCCGTACTTGGTAATCAGACCTTTGACCTCGGCCGTCATTCCGTTCTGCGTTTTTACCGCAAGTACGGCACGGACATCTGCCAATGAAGGTACTTTTTCTGCTGCTATCTGTTTTGCGGGTTGTCCTGTTTCGACAGGCTTCGACACTTCCTTGGCTTCTACGAAGATTTCCTGGCTATCTGCAAAAGCATAAGCCACAGCCTCCAGTCCGTCTGCCAACGAGTGCATCAGCTTCACCACATCAAGGAGCAGGTTAAACTTGTTTGCGTTTGTCATGGTTTTCGCCTCCTTTCAGTTCGTGAATCTCGACAGTCTGCACCGAGTCGCCGGGGGACAGAACCAGGACGTTTACCTGCTGACCGAAGAGAAAATCAAGTATTCTCTTACGAATCTGCATCGTTCCGCTTCGGACTACCGGAGAAGGTGTGCCGCCGGGTTTTGCAATGTTAATAGAGATTTTGTGTTTTACCATTGCACTTGGCTCCTTTCCGAGGAGTTTTTCTCACCCCTCTGTCCATAAGCGAAAAATGAGGGGGAATCGAACCCCCTCAAATAAAACTTTTTTTAAATTTTCTTTTTCAGCGTTGCGTAAATCTTCGTCAAGCGGTTACGGATAGCTGCCTCGGAAACACCTTCTTCTGCTGCAATCTGCACGTTGGTCATATTGCGATAGAACTTCTTAATAATGGTATCTTTCTGCTTGTCCGTCAGTTCCGAAAGAGCCACCTTCAACTTTTCCATACGGACGGAACGTTCTTCATTTGCGATTGAAGTGAGAATCTGCTGCAAAGGATTGTAGGTGTCATCCTCAAGGTAAGGGTTGCGGTCATCCGCATCGTCGCCGTCCCCATCGTGGTAGCCGTCCAAGTGAACCGGACAGTGATATGCCTCTCTACGCTGTGCATCCACCTTGTCATCGTCCATGCCA